GTGCTGCATCCGCCTCACACTTTATGGAGCCTGATTTCTGCCAACTACTGCCTCCGTATGAATAGAAATTAACAACACCGAGTAACTCATCAACGGCAACTGTTGAGTCATTTCTACCAAGGTTTACACCTCCTCCTGCAGAAGAAATAACCTGAGAAATTTCCCCCGCGATTCCTCCACTAATGTCAGTAGACGTCCCCACTAGGAGGCGCCCCGCGCTGTCGAGGCGTATTTTTTCACTATTACCAATCCCAAATAAAAGGTTTTTCCCAGAAACTGGGGCGATAGCCAAGTCATCATTGTTTCCACTTGTAAGCGCAAAAGTAGCGCCAGAGATATATGCAAAGTTGGTTCCACCACGTTGCAATCGAATAGCTGAAGTGCGTCCAGACCCTGAGCCCGTATAGTTGATCGCCAACTCTGCGTTTGCAGACGCACCGTCTTCTTCAATATCAAGATTAGACCCAGGCGCCGTAGTGCCAATCCCGACACGCTGCGATGAATCGATTGTCAGAGCTGCAGTGCCTTCAGTCGAAATGCCAAACTGATTAGACCCAGGCGAATAAATACCTGTATCAGTATCAGAGCCCGAATAAATCCCTGGAGCGGCTGCCGTCCCAGCAGGAAAACTTACTTTTCCGTTTGCACTAATCAGACCAGTAATAGCAACAGTCGAATCAAACGTTGCCGCAGCAGTAACGTCCAACGTTCCAGGGACATCAACGTTGCTTGTAAACTCAACGTCTGATCCATTTGCTGCAGTCTGCAGCAGTTGACGTGCAGTGCCGTTTGCAAGCTTGCTTACCGCAATCTCTGCACTAGCGTTAATATCAGCATTGACGATCGTGCCGTCAGTGATCATCGTGCTAGTCACACTACCGGTATCGCCAGTTGTTACTACCGTTCCAGTGATGTTTGGCAGCGTAATCGTTCGATCAGCAGTCGGGTTTGTAACTGTCAGCGTCGTCTCGTAATCATCTGCACTAGAACCTTCAAACACCACATTGGCATTATTTAGCTCTAAATTGCCGGTCATCGTGCCGCCAGCTTTTGGCAGCTTTTCAGTGTCAAGCTCAGTAATTCCAGCCTGGACATCAGTCGCTGTAATGTCGCCAGTTGCAATCAACGAGATGTTGCTAGCGGTCTGGCCTGCAATAGCGTTTGAGACGTCAATTAATGAATACTCAGTGCCGACACCCTGGGACAACAACATGTCAGGTGGTGCCAAAGCCACAGCAGGTGCCGCTCCAGTGCCTGTGCCGCTAGTGTCAACAACCACATAATGATTGAGGTTGGTTTTTGCTGGAGCGGGCAACGCATTGCCAACAGAAAATCCAGCCGATGAACCAGCAGATGTCACACTGCTCATCTGGTTTGTATTGGCGTTATACGCACCAGCGTTTACCAAGTTGCCCGACAACACAGTGATCGGCACAAACGCCGATCCTGTATAGATATAAAGGTCTTGCGTTGTCTCATCGTAGAAAAACTGACCTTTATAGTCACCAGTCGGGAAAATAGTGACGTTGTCACTGCCAGCCGCGCCACCAAACTTTGTGGTTGCCTGATCGCCGATCTTATCCGCAGTGATTGCATCATTAGCAATCAGAGTCGTGCCAATCGTTCCAGATGTCAGCTTGGCTGCTGAATGATCAGGAATATCAGCAGCAGCAAGCGTTGTTGCCGACGTGACTAAGCCTTTTGAACTTACAGTGACTTTTGTGTAAGTGCCTGGAGTGATCGCGTTATCTACGCTTAACTCTCCACCCGCACCAACAGCTAAACCATCGCCAACACTGACTGCGCCAACTGCCGTCGTTGTTGCTAATGGAAGATCTGAGGCAATAATTGTCCTGCCGCCAGTTATCAACCCGTTTGCGTCGTAGGTGACAACATGATTGGTTGAACTTGCGGTGACGCTGTTGTTTACTTCAATCGTGTCACCATCCATGGTGAGACCATTGCCATTGACAATCACACCGCCTTTTGCGGTGCTAGTTGCAGCTGGAAGATCAGTACCGACAAGCGTTCGATAACCAACCGCTCCAGCAGATCCTGTTGGCCCTGCTAAAAATTGAGCAGCAGAAGTTGTGTTATCAAGCGTTGCTGAAATTGTGACTGCAGTTCCGCTAGTCGTGACGACAATGTTGATTTCGCCTGTAGTGCTGCCGTTTATGTTCCCGATAGAACCAGGAGCGGCAATACCTCGCCACGCTGACCCGTCCCACAAATAAACGTTGTTGTCGTCAGTATCAAGCGCTAGCTGACCAGTAAACGCGCCTGCTGTTGGCAGAGTCGTGACAAGATCAACCGTTGACTCATTGGCAAGCTTTGCTGCTGTGATTGCATCGTCAGCAACCTTTGCAGTCGTTACAGCCGAATCAGCAAGTGCAGCTGTTGCAATGTCGCCAGCGCCAAAAAGGATCTTAGCCCCAGGAATTGAATCGTCGCTGATGACGGTGACGCCATTTGCAATCAGGTCTGAAACCGTGATTTTCTTGGTTTCACTGGCCGAATCATCAACAATCGCAAGCTCATCAGCAGCGACTAGGTTGGCTCCCGCAAGTGCGCTGAGTTCACTAATTTTCAGATCAGCCATTTGCGGCGAGCCTCCGGATTAAGTGTCGGAACTTTCTACCAACAGCTTAGCCGCACCGTCTTGGTCTAAACGAAGGTCATCACTATCCTCTTGAACAAGAGCCACAGTCGGCGTCAAGACCGTCTTGAGGTCAATTGCACCTGTTGTAATAAAATTGGCTGTAATCTCAACCGCTTCAGTTGGCGTAAATTGCAAGGCGCAAGCTGTTAGCACTCCTTCAAATTCATACCAAATCTCGTCATTACCTTGTCTTGACGCATCTAATGCTGTTTTTAAATAAAACCTTGCTCTAAAATGACTGCCGACCTTGGTTCTTAGTAGCAAATGAAGCAAGTATTGAGGCAATTCGTCTACAACGTTTCCAGTGTATTCCCAGAAACAAGACATGCTGCCAGAGCCTGACATCAACGTACTTAATTGACTACGAAACTCTTCAGAAAGCGTCGTTGTATCAACAGTTTCGCGCTGTGTATTTAACTCAAAATTGCTAACCTGAGCAAGCGTCTTGAAGTCAGAATTTTGGACTTCAACTCTTATCGGAATGTTTGACCCTGGAACGGCAAGAGCAATTGCGTCAGCCGTCGTTCCATTAATGGCATCAGCAAAGCTGTTGTAGAGCTTGATCCCGCCAATGCCGTCAACATTGATAAACCTTTTTGTGCTCGTCTTGCTATAACCACTGATGAAAGACAGAGCCGCACCATTTGTGCTTGTGATTTCAATTTGATCACCAGTCGTTAGCTGACCTTTTTGAAAATCAAAACTCAAACGCTTCCGACTGACACTGACATCACTCGTGTTGACGGTCGACGTCAAGTCTGTTCCGTCAAACTGACGCAACAGCTCAATCCTGCCAGAAGTACCTAAGTAGATGCTCATGAAATCGTCGCGGTTGACAACGCTCCAGTGCCTTGAAAACTGATGTCAGCTCGTGCAATATCACCAGTAGCAGCACCAATACTTGCACTCGTAATGTAAGCAGTTACCTTGATGTCATTGTTGTCCGCTCCATCAACCCAACGAAACGTTAGCTCTACAGTGTCAGTGCTACTAACGCCAGTCGTTCCAGTCTTGTAAAGGCTGCGCAACAGGTTGGTTGTATTAATACTGCCGTTATTATCTTTGTAATACAACAAACTTGCTGTACCGCTGTAGCCAGTAACGCCAGGGGTGTAGCTGCGTAGGCTGTCACCAAGTGTTGTAGTTTCTAGCGTCTCTAGATTTGACTGGACGCTAAAGCTGGCAACCTTGGCGATGGTTGATCCAGACACCTGCATCACGCCATCTCTGCCGGTGTAGACCTTTGCCATCAGAGAACACCAATTAAATTCACTGTAACAGTGCTGATCCCAGGTCGCACCGAAGACTGCTGAGGCGGTTTTTCATATCTGTAATTGTTGCCATGGGTTTGCGCTCCAAGTGCATCCTTGTTGCCTGTCCAGCCATTACGAGCAAGAGTCGAAAGCGTGAACGTTTTAAATGTGCCCTGCACCTCGTCAAAATGATCTAAAAATTGCTCTGCCTCTGCGTCTGTGATGTTTGCATAGCTAAGCGATAGCTTCATGTTGGTGCGTTTGTCGCCATACAGGATGCGAACTTCAGCGCCGTTTTGAGACTTGAAGGTCTTGACGGGATAATCGCCAGACTCAAACGAACGACTTGTGGGAGTCAGATTAGGGAAAGCCATTAGGTAACGTTGAAACTACCGTTCAGGAACTCATCCACAAGTCTACTTTGATCAGAGCTATCGCAAGCATGTTCTGAGGCAACAACGTCAACCGTTCCCTCCTGTGAAAACGTCAACTGCTCAACAACGTAAATATCTGAAGAGACTGTCTTGTTGGAAACAGTAAAAACAGAATTGAAAAAAGTGCTGTCGCTAACCTTGTTATTACTGACCTGCATTGTTGCTGTCTGCACGTCATCGTTTAACGATGCAGAATAATAATCAACGTTGTAGACACCGTCAGGCAGATCGCGTGCGCTGGTGATTCCGCCGCTACTGTCAACTGTTCCATTGTTTGCGCTGTTGTAAGGACTCGACTCTGTGACAACTTTAATATACGAACCAACACCAATGTTTAAGCCGTCAACCGTCGTTGAAAAGCTAATTGTGTGCGAGACAAACCGACGCAGAATAAGGAAATATTTTGCAACCTTGATTGCGTGCTCTTCTGACGTGCAAAACTGTGTCAGATCAAAAGTCTCTTGGGGTAAATCCGTCAAGCTGTTTTCTTTGTAAGCACTACTTTCCCCCGTTACTGTCAAAACTTTTTCTTCGGGAAACTTGTTTGGGCTCTCTTGTCGATACCGCACCACTGCAACAAACGGCCGCCGCTCTTCGGCGCTTAAATACTCAAGCTTGAAAGTGTCCTCAAGAATGTTTCCTTGAGTAAATAGCTGATCAATTTGAACCGCTCCAGACTTTATTCTATTGAGGCCGCCTGTTGGCAGCGCCGGAGTTAGTGAAAACTTGCCGTTTTTAATAACAAAATTGCACAAGAAAAATGGAGCCACTTCAGAGATAAATTGTCTTAAATTTGTTCTCTGAACAATGGCACCATTGAAGTAAAGTTTTTCTGAATGCAGGAACTGAGAAGTCTTGATCAACTCATCCTTGTCAACCAATGGATGGCTATCCAATGCTTGATTCAAAAGACCTCCCGCGCCAGCAACCTGATCTGTCAGCAAGTAATACACAAGGTCTGTCAGCAAACTGCTAGGGCCTTGGTTTGCACTGTCTCCATAAGCAGCCGTCTTGTTTGGATGCAAGCGCTTGACCTTTATTCCTCCAGACAGCCATACGCGCAATTGATCAAGCCCTGTGTAATTTTCTCCAGCTTTAAGGGACAGGCCAGCTAATGTCATCTCTTTAACAGTCGGCCTTTTGTCATTTTCCTGAACTTCATTGACGTAAGTGACTTCATGCTCAGGGCTGCTGTCATTTGATTTGGCCACAATGTTACGGTAAAAACTAAGATCACTAATTTGAGTATTGGCGGCAAATTCTTCGCCTTCCACCGTTACTACATCAGTAATAGTGTCTTCCTTTAGTCTTGTAACCTGGAAGCGAACTCCTACCTCTTTTTGGCCCGAAAAGCCATAAACAGTTTGAAACGGGTTGCTTGAATCAATGACCACTTTATCGTCAAATACTTCATCCAATTCCCAATTTGTCGTAGTGTTTACGTCGCTTGTTTTAACTTTTACGGACAACGGACCCCAGATCTTTTTAACGTCTAATGGATAATCGCCAGACGGACTTTTAACAGTAGAAGACAGCTCAATAACAATTGACTTTGATCCAGACTGCTTAGTTTTTGTTCTTGTTACTGTTTGCCTATGGCCAACCGAATAGTTGGTAGCCGCTCCAAAAATCACATGTCTGTAGCCCTGAGCTCTGCCAACAACAGGGTCTACGCGGCTGACTGAAGGCACCACCCACACGTTGCCGCTCCAACGCAAATTGCTCGCACCAGCCTTGACCCGGTAAGGATTATCATCGCCATAATTTGCTTGAGTTCCATGCGCTTCAGTGCTTCGTTGGCCCCTTAAAATCCTAAATTGCTCTCCCTGTCTAAAGTTAATCCCAGAACCACGAACCTTGACTCTCTTGATTGACCAAGCTCGGCGATTTCCACCTTGATTTGCAACTGCAAAATGATCTGCTGCCAGCTTGATAACTTCTAATTGCCATTGACAAACAACCCATTTCTTTGGATCGCCGTCTATGAACTCAGTCGTCTTAAAGCTAACCTTGCTACCTAACGGAGTGTTTGTTGCATAAACCCCAGCGCTTTTCCCGATCTCATACAAAAACGCGCCAGTCAACCCAGCCGTATCTCTACTGCCTACGTTGCCGGGCTGCCCGTCTAATTTTGTTAGCGTTGAATCTAACGTAATCGAATCTCCTGATTCACCAGGGTCAGGCAGGTTTGTGACGATTGCTGCAGCTTGCGGCCTAGCAGTGGTTGAACTTTCAGTTAGCTCACGCGGCGCACGGTAAAACTCACTATTCTCAAGAATGTGCTGTTTTTCGACTGCTGTTCCTGGAAACGCAAGATTAATCCTGCCAATTCCTCCACCGACTGACGCAAAAATGCTTTGTGCAGCTTTAGATGCCTTGTCTCCCTGAGTTTGCGATATGTCGTAAATGATTTGATTGTCTGGCACTCTGATCAAGCTGGCTGCAGAGGCTTGAACAAATTTAAATTCAAGAGGCGTTGCCTCAAGATCAACCAAGGTAAATCGAATAAACGTATATTGAGCAATTGGGCGGCGACCTCTTACGGCAAAAAATACAGAGCTGTCTCCTGACGTAATCTCATGAAATTTGCCATCAGAGTCGCCAGCAATTCTTAGGAAAACGCGGAATACAGACGTTCTAACGATATATGAGCTGTTTCGACCAGTTCTTACGTTGACGCTGGACTCGTCATAATCTTGGATCTCATCTGGCGACGGCAAGCTTGGAAAAGAGCAAAGCCCATTGAGTTGTTGGAAAACAGTGCTTTTAAGTCCAATTTCAGTTGTGACGGCTGGGCGATTATTGCGAACATGACCAATCGCCACCCTCATTAAAGGGTAAAAGTCTTCTTGAATGTTGTTTTCGTCTTCGTCTTTGC